TCACGCAATCTCTCTAAGCCGTCAATGACTTGATTTATGCTTTCATCCGCCTCTGTGACGTTGCCAGTAAAATCAAATGTGAGATCTCCATTATCCTTAAATCCAGCCCTCTGATATATCCATTCGATTTGTTTCATCAAATCAGATCCAGAGCCGTTACTCTTTAAGGTATATGTTCTGTCTTTTGTCATTTCCTTGACAGAATTTTCATACGCCTCTCTGTTATTACGAATATTTCTAGTGGCTTCTTTTTCAGATATTTGAGAGATTAATCCAAGTTGTGTTTGATATAATCCATTGATTAAATCTAATTGATTTGCGTCAGCACCATACTTTTCACTTATTTCATTTTGTAAATCAAGTAATTGTTGCTTGATACCTATACGTTCTTGCTCTGTTAAATTACCCTTCTTAAGCTGATCGTTAAGTTCCGTATATCGTGCTTTATAGTCTTCAATGGTTGACTTGTCATCCGTCCATTTTTCCGTCGTGGCAGTTGCCTGTTTCTGTAATTCTTCTTGTCTTTTTTTGTAGCTATTATAAATGATAGCACCACCAGCAACCGCTGCAGCTACAACCCCGGCGACCAAACCAGCAGGGCTTGCTAAAAATCCGCCAAGACTACTAAATAATCCGCCAATTGCAGAGCCAGCACCACCAGCCTTTGCACCAAGTTGTTCTAACACTAAGCCGAACGCCTCACCTTTTCCAACGCCCGTGCTTAATGCTTCACTTAAAAGAGAAACCGCTGGGACTAACCCCTCAACGCTTTTAGCACCATTTACGGCAGTAGTCACAATTTTTGCAATTCCAAGTCCTGTTAAGGCAGTACCAAGAACGCCGATATGCTCTATGAGCGCATCTAAAATTTTAATAATCGCCGTACCAAGATCAACGACGCCCTTAATAGTGTCCGAATTTATAAGATCATATGAGAGTTCTTGAAAGGCTACCTTAAACTTATCAAGACTTGCCTGAATTGAATCATTATAAACAGAAAGCTGTTGATCCATAGACCCGGCACCATTAAGTGCGAGGTCTCTTGCCTGTTCTGCAATATTCCAGTTCTGTAGCGCACTACTAACTGCTACTGACCCACGTTTCCCAGCAATCTTATCAAGAATGCCACTTTTCTGAAGTCCATCTAATTGACCCCATACTTGTGCCAATTCAGACATGATTTGATATGTACTTTTAAAATTCTTACCAGTGGCATCTAAAATATCAACGCCAGCCACTTGCAAAAGATAGTCACGTAACTGTGCAGTCGATTCAACCATGCCCTCCGTTTCAAGACCAGCCTCTTCGAGTTGCGCCTTTGCCCCAGTAATTCTGAGGGCGACTCCTTATATTTACACTGTTCGCAACGCAGTGCTTTATTTATTATTGGGTTTTGTTATGCTATTTTTAAATTAAGTTCTTTCCATTTATCAATTAAAAATTCCTCCATATTGTCATACTCCCAATAGGGTATTTCAATAAGAGGAATTCCATGTTTTTTACAATATTCTCTTTTTATTTCGTCTCGTATTTGACCGTCTTTGAAATTTTTTTTAGCGGTCTTATCATCACAACCACCAAAATTGACAGGATAATAATGTTGTTCCCCTTGATACTCATACGCAACATTATTGCCAATATCGTAAGCGTCAAACTTTAACGGTGCAATATATACGCATCCATCAAACGTGTGTTGCTCATCGAAATCAATATTGTATTTTTCTAATAAACCATTCAATTTCTTTTCACCATGAGAAGCACAACATCTTGGGCAACCACTACCAGTATATAATATATTAATTGGTTTGGTTACCCATTCGTTGCCACATATTTTGCATTTACATAAAATATCACTATTGTTGTTATAATATTCTCCTAATATTTCGACATTTGAATTGGAATTTAACACACGTTTTTCAAATTCTTCTTGGGTAAAACTAAATAAATTATGCAATACATCATACCCACACTTTTTACAACCAGCGTGTCCACTTAATAATGCATCTGGACGCTTTTTAAATTTTGTTCCACAAACTAAACACTCGCATTGTATTGGAGTTTTGTTATTTACATACGTCTTCCCGGTAATTTTAATCGTAGGTTTGGCAACACTCATTTTAGAAATAAAACTATCGAGTGTGTTTGTCCTCTTGACCACTCTTGAGTTCAAAGAACACTTTGGGCAACCATGACCAGTAAGAAGATTATTTGGCTTTGAGTCAAATTCATTTCCACATACATTACATTTAAATCTAATTTTTATTGACGACCTAATATATTTTTCTAGTGGCACAATATTTGGATTGACTTTTGCCAAATCTATAATAAATTGCTCATTTGTTTTTACTCGATTACCATACCGCCTCTTGTTATAACACTCTGGACAGCCATGCCCAGCAAGTAAATCACCGGGATTCCCCATCCACTCATACCCACAAGTATTGCACTTGACCAATACTTTAGTTGTTTTATTAACATATGCTCCAAGTACCGTTACTTTTGTATTTTTCACTGCCATTTCCGTCATAAATTCTTCATGTGTTTTTCTTCTAGGCATTATTTATCTCCTCGTTTCTAATCAATTTTTATTTGTTTTGCGAATAAAAAAGCACCAGTAACTTAAAAAGTTCTGGTGTCTTCGTGTACTTATATGTAGTTGCGCCATCGATAATTTTTACAAACGATGGTCTAATACCATGCTCTAACAGAAACTCACGCTCCCTGTTATACTGAGTAGAGTATTCCTTATCAAATTTAATAACTGCCATATTTCTCCTTTGATTCTTTCCCAATAATAAATAAACTCACGGTTTCCCGTGAGAGTAGACTATTTCTTATCCGTCACCTTTACGTGTTACGGTCACACCATTTCGATTACAGGTATTTAACCAACGCCATTTGCGATTGCGTCCTACTCCTATTGATAGGGATATTTATTCTCCAGTCCCTATCCCAAATGGGGATAGTCGTTTGACACACCCCTGTTCGGGGCTTTGCGACCAAGCTACCATTGTCACGTCACTTAGGTTTTTGACCATATGACATCTTCACTGTTGTTTTACTTTCGTTACATTCATGCCAGCATATTTCATCCGCATTGTAGTAGTGAAGCTTTAGGTTTTACTGGTTTTAGATGTGTTCGTCTGTGCATATTTCTATACACTAGGACAGTTTTGTTTGTCCTCCAAGCCGTCCCGGCACTAGTTGCGTCCTGAGTTACTGAGGTCGTGGCAGTAATCAAACCTATTGTTTCCTCAAGACTATTATTTGTTTCTCTCATAACGGCACTTGACCGTTCAAGACCGTTGATAATTCCCAACGCATCGATAGGGGCATGGTCTGCAACCATATTGATAGCGTCCGCAGCGTATTTAGCCTGTTCCGCCGTCATTGCGAAACCACGAAGCGTAGCCTGTAGTCCTTCGCTTGCGGTATCGACAGTTAGTCCACTACCAACCTGTGCAAGTTCTGCCGTTACATCGGTCAACGTCTTTGCGTCTTCAAGGTTGTAACCAAGTCTTGTCCAAGAAGCAGTGGCATCAATAACCTCGTCGACTGTCTGTCCGTACTTCCTAGCGCTTTCAGTCGCACTATCAAAATAATTACTAATCTCAGAAGCACTAGCCGTACTGACTTTCCTCAACTCAGTCATCGCCGTATCAATCTTGATGACTTCTTGAACCATCTCTTGTGGCAACTGCCTTATTTGACTGGTAATAGCGTAAATACCAGTGAATTCACCAATGTGTACAAACGCCCTCTTTAACTGGTCGCCAAAGGACATTCCGCCTTGCCCAGCCGCAGTAATCTCAGCCTTTAAATTCTTAAACTGATTTATGTAGCCGTTCAATTCGCCCTGCGTTTGTGCATTACGCATTTTATTTGCGAGGTCTTGAAGCTGATCGCCATACTGCTTTAATGCTTTTGAATTATTCTTTGCCCAAGTTTCAACTTGATTTGCATTCCTTGCACCAACACCCTCTGCCAACATCTTTTGCGTATTGGCTCTTACCTCTATCATCGCATTGTTGTATGATTTTAACGCAACTTCAGATTGTTTATAGGCATCAGCTAACTGCTGTCCTTGTAATGGATTCCGTGACGTGCCATTCAGCGATGCAGTGATTTCCTGTGTTATCTTGTAGTACTCAGCAGCGGCATCCGATGCCTTCTTTACAAGGTTAGACTCAACGCTATTGCCGATATTCATCAGCCCTTGTTCCATCTTGGCTATATTCGCATCAAACGTGCCAGTAATAAACGACTTGCTGACTTTATCTAATGTCTGTCCAAGCTTGTCAGCTTCCTGTTGTGTCTGTTTAATGGCGTTCGCATAATTAACTACAGTTTCAACACGAGGAGTATTCCAGACCATGTTCCCGGTCTTTTGCCCAAACGCATTCATTTCTTCTGTTAGTTGACTGAATACTTTGACGGCGGTATCGCCATTTTTTATAATTGCTTCAAAGCTACTTCCGCCATTACCAATCTTGAGACTCTGTAGTTGTCCGCCCTCTGCCTTAACCCTGTTTAATTGACTTATTAGATCATCGGCAAGTTTACTATCCATCTTCAGATAGTCGCCAATTGGATCATATCCTGTTTTTAAAATTGCCTTTGGGTCTATCTTGAGATTGGCGTTCTTTATGTTGTTCTGAATACTGCGCCCAACCTGTTGTCCAATATTTGCGCCAGTCTGTTGCGCCTGTCTCTGCAAGCTACCCCAAACCGCATTAAACCCACTTGCGTCAACCGTTATTTTTATCGGTTGTTCCATTGACTTCTTAAATGTTTCAAAGTCTTGTTTAGCTTTACTTAGGTCGGCTATGCCAGTAATTTTGGCTTCAAATTCAGCCATAGCGTATTCCCCCTTTCAAATAAAAAAGGGACGCATAACCGTCCCTTAAACTCTTCTAAAATATTTACCAAATGTATTTGGTATTATTTCATTCTCAATATCTGTCATTGTATCTCGCCAAAAATATGGATTACCTTTCATGGTTGCCCAAGGTGCGGTGGGCGGTACATACCCCGTTTCCGCATTTTCAATAACCATCATTGTGTCATAAGTACCAGTCGTATAGTTGACATCATCATTTATTTCAATCATGCCAATACCCCCGTTTGCAGTCGGTTGAAAATGTGGGGCAGATGCACTAGAACCAAGTTGCATAGTTCTTTTATACATAACTGGATCTGGAGAGTCATAAAATCTATCTAAGTATTTTGACAACCTCTGAAGAGATAAATCTTGCGCCTCTTTTGTTGCCGACTGTACCTTATCAACGACGGCTCTCTCAAGACTATTCCAGTCTTTATAAACCATTACTTATCATCTTCTTTCTTAAAGGCAAGAACATTCCTTGCATTATGTTCTCTCTCAAGTTCTTTATTTCTTTCCTCAAGCTTCTTAATCTGCTCATTCTTTGCATCAATAATTTCTTTGGAAGCCCTGTCAATATCAAAATTTGCCGCCTCTTTCAGTGCCTTTGCCATGTCTCCATTTGCAAACTTTTCAGCAAGCTTTCTTGCGTTCTCAACGTCCTCTTTATTTACCGCACTCAAATCAAGGTTCACAAGATTTCCAAGCGCAGCATCGAGGTTTCCAATAAAGTTGCCAAACTCATTCAGTCTACCAGTAATGTCTTCAATATTTTTTGCGATAGACTCGATAGCATCTGCTCCATGAATCAGTCTCTGTTTCTTAAACTCAACGACTTCCTTAACATTCTCCCGGACTTCTTCCATGAGCGCCGCCTGTTCAGAAAACCTTTTATCACCATAAAATTTTTTAATAAGATTCTTCACATCATCAAGTTCACTGATTACAAACAGAGAGTCGCCCTCTTCGAATTCAATTCCATCCAAGAAATACTGAACGATAGCAAGTCTCTCTGCAAATCCCATATAATACGGATTATATGTTCCACCAATGAAACAAGAATTAGAGATATACTCAATTGCTTGTGCGATAACATCAGGAGTAATATCTTCTTTAATTTTAAGTTCTGTAATATTCATATCCGTCTTCCTTTCTTTCTTATGCATGTTTTACGCATTATTTTTATTTATGCAATACGCCTCGCATATATTTATTGCGTCCGCTTCATCATCATTTATATCTAATTTATACTTCTGCAAAACATGATTCATTGAATCTGCTTTTACTTTGTTTCTCTTTGAATTTTCTATTCCAACTAATCTGCGCCATGTCGAGCATGGCATTTCACTATATTCAATATTATTCGAAATGCAGTAATAAAAGACTGCACCTATAATTCTAGATAATTTTCTTGTTGTATCGGCGTTTCTTGTAGACGGTAATTGTTCAATAACGACATGATTTGGCGATTTATCAAATATCAAAGACGTAATAGATAAGCACATCTCCTTTATGCGTTCCTCTGAATTTTTATGTTTATGTAAATCAATAACTCCACTTTCTGCATACTTGTCATTAATAAACAATGCCCATCCTGTCTTATTGGATGATGTATCGAGTGCCAATACTTTAAATTTCTTTCTTTTTGCCATAATTATTCCTATTGAAGAGGGTGGGGCAGAGTGTTCTGCAATTCTCTACCCTCTTTATAACGATTGTCCCCTCACCAATAAGCAGAACGAGTTTATTCGCAAGAGTACAATGCCTACTTCAACTCGCCCTTCTTCCATAATTTATATAAATCCTTTGTTTCTTCTCGCCAAAAGACAAATACAAAAATATTGTCCGTCTTACTAAAAAGGACGTCGGCTAAATGACATCCCTTAGATGCATATAGCTTCGCCTGTTTTAAATCCTTGACAAGAACCACGTCCTCAATCCTATAGTTAATGGCTTTTGTCATTACTGGTGATTCTTTCATATGTCTCCTTTTCCTCTAAATGTAAAAAATGGGAAAACAATAAACGATAAGTGTTTACTCCTTTCCCATAATTCACTCATCATTTGTTCCACTTGACATTCTTCTTCTTGTTGTTCGCTTTAACATTTGCATTTACATCGCTTTTAATTTGTACTGGTTTAGCTTTACTTTTAATCTCGGCTAAAACCTCTTTGATGTTGTCTCTAAACTCGTCAGAGCCACTAAGATCTAACTTGCCAAGCAGAGCATTCGCCTTGTCGGCATCGATAATTTCATTAACGTAATCACGAACCACACAGAAGATTTGATAGTGTTCCGCCGTGTCTGTTACCTTTCTCCAACTTTCCTCAGAACTACAATTACATCTGTGGTATTCAGATCCGCACACACGACAAAAAGCATTATTATAATCTTTCATTTTGTCTCCTTAAATACAAAAGAGTGGGGCAGTTTCCCACCCCACACTTGTAAAATTAAATTCGTGAATTACTCGTCCTTTTCAAAATCGATGAAGAACGCCGCAATCTTCTTGTCCTCTGCATTGCACAGGGAGTTGGACATGGTATTCCAAGACTGAGACGGCTTGCCATCAATTGCGAAGTCAAGGTCGATAGAAGTAACATCCTTCTGAACTCTGTAGAATACCCATACACCAGAGAATGTCTCATCAGTACAAACATCCTTAACCTTGATATAGATATGGAGTTCACGGATGGGATACTCTGTATCGGTAGAAGCCTCAACAACCGCACCCTTGGTCATCGCCTTCTCATAGTTAATCATAGCCGTACCCTTGACACCACTAGCAAACTTAATCTGCTTACCAGTCACAGTAAAGGTATTATCGCCAGCCGTTGCATCATAATGATAAAGCTTACCAATCGGGTCTTCATCAGTCGTAACACGAACGGTAATATCCTCTGCACTTACAGGTGTATAAGTAAGAGTCACGCCAGTAGAAGTAATTGTCTTTGTCTCGGAGACGGGACGATTGATTGTGGCGCTTGCAGTCGCAAACTTCGGAGCAGTACCAAGGTTCTCCGAAATAGTAAGCAGAGACTGAAGAGACTCGTCATAGTTAACAGTCATCTGAACGTTGTTATACAGACTCCAAAGTTCCTGTCCATGAGGGTCAGTAACAGAAGTTTTGTCGGCAGATTTATTAATCGTAAAATTCTCGATAAGAGATTCATGACCAACCATCTCATGTGTGTTAATGTCAAAAACCTCAGCCGCATAAGCCTCGACGAATACGAAATTCTTTAAGGTTTCTCTAGCCATTTTATTTTCCTCCTAATTTTGTCAATTAAAAAAGCCTAGATGCTAATCTAGACTTCCTAACCAATTCAATGATTTCTCTTTTTCACTTGAAGAGAATTTACTCAAATCCACACCAAATCCAGAATATCCAGATTGGAGCAGAAGAGTAGCGTTTTTAATTTTCTGCACTCTCGATACCGCATCAAGAAATGCATTAATTTTCATGTCCCACACATCCAACCATCCATACTTAAACCCCTCGACATTAGTCATGGCGCTTATCATATCCAATAAGTCAGATTTGTCTTTCCGTGCCATAGCTTTTGCTCTGTCACGTAATGCAAGACGGACTTCCATCTTACGAGCGTTCTTGTTACCGGGTTTCAATTTATTATATTTAAACTTGTGTGTTTTCCTTAAATATTGGGAAGCCTTTAAATAATCATCCTCTGTAAATATTATCTGCTCATCAATATCGTCACAGTCTAATCCACAGATTTTCAACTTAAAATCCTCGTCTCCATATTCTTCATAATCAGACGGAGAAATTAAATACGGCTTTCCGTCCGGGTCAACTCCCTCATAATAAGGATAACCAACAAGATAGATTTTTTCATCTTCCCCTTGAAAAGGTACAAGCTTTGTAAAATCAAATCCTTTAAAAATAAAGTCGCCTATTGTCTTTCCAAAGCTTCTGTATATGCCATAGGATGTAAAAAATTCCCAGTCACTAATTTTCATAAAGTCAATTCCGCTTTGCTCAAACTCGACTATCATGTCGCTGGGTGTGCTGCAAAATGTGCTTACATATCCAAAATACTCCTTTTCCCCAAAATCGCAGATTTCATCCAATGTCTTCTGTTCAATAGACAGATAGTCATTGACAACAAAATCTTTACCACGAAAAACTTTTAATTCGTCAACATTATTCATCAACGTGTTTATTCATCTCGGCGCACAAATCAATACTCATTTCCTCGCCCTCAAAAATCATGTTTCTCATCATCCAATCGGGTTTTGTATATGAGTACTCATGATTTCGTTTCAGCTTAAGTTTAGACGTAAGGTTAAAACTTCCAATTTTTGTAACACCGTTAAGTTTATTGTCAAACCACTCAGATATATAATCATTGCGATTTGCAGTAACATTAGGGAAAATCTTAGTATCAAGATTCATATGATTATCATGAGAGTATATTGTGATTTCTATTTGTGGTACTATACGTGTCCACGAATTAATCGATTTATCTGTATGCACTTGTATCGTTATAAAGGTAATATCCTTTTCGACAACGGTTGGATTTTTTCCAAACCTAAAGATGTGTGTTCCTATTAATTTCTCAGAATCCTCAAAAGAAGTGATATCAGGGCTGTCAATCAGCTTAAACATTGTATCGTCGTTAATGATTTCGCCAATGACGGCATCTTTAACGGCATTGATGAACTTGCTACCATTCGCCATCACATCACCCCCTTAACCATAGATTCCTTTTATTTCAACGGACTTAGTCGCAACGACCGTTCCGTAATTTATAACTTCAATTTTCAAGAATGAACCAATAGCATTTCTATCGTCCACTCGTACCTTTATACGTTGACCGTTAACTTCTTGTATTACAGGATATGCGCAAGTAACTTTCCAAAAATAGTCCTTGTCCCAATTATCCATGTCAACAGAATAGGTTTTTGCCTTTGTCAACGGAAGAGTATCGCCGCCGATAATATCAGATGGCTCAACAGGAGTAGGTTCTTCTTCCCTCTTTTTATGACGACATATGCCCAATTCCCTCTCCTCATCAGTGAGAGTCCACGTCGTTTCTTTGAGAATCCAGTCAGTCACGCCATGCAACTTTCCATCATCATCTTTAAGAACATCAAACGTAGAATATACATTAGATGGATTGTGTGCTTCATATATACGAGGTTGCCCTTTAATCGCATTGTCAATGATAAAAAGCATTTCCTTTTTCTTTGTTACGGCAAGCACTTCATCGTCTACTGGCATATAAACTTTGCACTGGTCAGAACCTAAAGTAAAAACTTTATCCTGTTCAACGCCCTCGTTATACTTGGATGCGCTCGACGCAAAACACCATCTCTCGACGATATCCCCGTCATCGTTTTCCCACTTCATAAGCCAGTTACATTGCCACAATTGACCACGTTTATATATTTCGTCATCTGTTGAACATGATTGCACAAGCCAAATTCCACGACCCCAATGCACGTAATCCCCGGCATAAATCTCTGTATTAGGCAGAGCCTCAAATTCTTTATAATATTCTTGAGTACCACGATTAATTACAAGACCAGCATGGCGCTCTTCGCCGTAGGAATCTGTAATGAGCGCATTTGGCTTGTAGGATGGATTGTGTACAATTTTTTCAAGCATGTCATCTTGCATTCTTGCAATACGTCTATCTCGTTCTGTTCTTCCTTTTAATAAAACACGAGCCTCGTATCTTCCCACACAATCACCCCCTAAAATACTTTTTATTAATATCGTTGATTATGTTGGTGCATTTCAAAACTTCAGACTTGCAAACGTCATGATCATATTCACCACCAACAAGAAACTCAATTGTTGCCAATAAGGTAATAAATTTTGGCTCATTTCTAAGTTCAGAAAATAATCGTGAATCACCAATCAGTTCACGCTGATATGATTTGAGATAGGACGGGAGAGTAGTACTATCTTCCTCGTATAAAGGTAAAATTTTAAATGTCTTTCCTACAAGATATTTAAAATACTGCGATAAATTTTTGTTTGGGATTTCTCCATATACACTTGTCATGTTTTATTACTGGTACTGAGGTCTGTGACACTATTAATAATGTAAGTATATTCATTCCTCAAAGACCTAGCCCTACGTCTAGCTTCATCGTACCTTACCCCAATCTTCTCGACCAAATTCGCCGGGGATGTTGTATTGAAATCCTTAGTATTCATATGCAGTCGCAGTAAATCCGCATTATTTAAATAGGGTTTCAACCAAGCCTCAACCATATATTCCGTAAGCATCACAACAACGTGATTATCCAAATCGTCTTCAAACGCTTCCAACTCCTCAACAACCGTCGGAGGAGTGTCCCCATCATCAACTGGAATTTTTTCGTCCGTGATTTCAACAATGGTTCGTTTGCTTAAATCAAATTTAGGCGCAACATACATTGCACACTTTCTTACGGCATACTCCAAGTAAGCCCTTTTAGTAGCTTCTTGGTCATCTTCAGCCAATAACAGCAAATCTGGATCTGTTATCTTATCCAAAAACTCTTCATATATATAAGAGTATGTAGTTGCCATTATTCATCCTCGCTAATTTCAAGTCCAAGTACTTTTATAATTGCCCTTCTCTTTTTTACAGAGTCAATCTCATCATTTTCAATCTTGTCGAGTGCCATCACCGAAACAAGGTCTTTCATGCCTCTAGACATTTTAGAAACCTTATCAGCCATCTGCTTCTCGTTTAAATCAAAAAATGTTTCGATATTGTCGGCATCGTAAAAGTCACCATATTTATCATCAACACGCAGAAACTTATAAATCTCATCGGCAGTATACTCGCCGTCGTCCGTATCTTTCAAAGAAATCCAATTATCGTTAAAAAATCTCTTCTGACTATTTCTCATCAGCAAAAGTTCTCTAATATCAAGATATTGCAATTCACCAAATTCAGACCACTCTGCGTTCATTCCCCCATTTCGTGTACTCGTGTAAATAAGCCCACCTTTAACATTGCAAACGCAAGGCACTTCTACATCAAGAGGAATTCTTGCGTCCCTCTTATTAGTTGTTTTTGTCTGTGATTTTTCAATTACCTTTTCGACCTTTGGCTCTGTTTGTTTCTGCTTTGTTCTAGTAGTCGCCATTTAAATCTCCTTTATCTCAAAAAATGAGGACGGTTTTCACACCGTCCCCTGATAGTATATTCTAGTAACGTAGACAAATTAAGAAAGTCTGTATACACCGTTCTTAGCCGCAATAACAGCCTCGATAGCATATCTCTGAGCCATCAGCCATTCCTGAGACAGGTCGGCGTTGTTAAGAGGATTGCCCGGAATAATCAGAGTTGTTCCTTCCTCAACACCCTTAAGGAACTTCTCATCGCCAGCAATGACATACAGGTCATTAGGAAGCAGGAACTGATCATTGTCATCAAGAACATTGTTCAGCACATAGATAGGAGTCGTGTAGAACTGTCCATAATAACCCATTGCAAACATCTGCTCCTTTGCAGTATTGGAGTCAGCACCCCTAACACCCGTGATCTTACGAACCGCCTGTTTAGAGCCAATGATGGACGCTTTCATACCAGTCTTCGCCTCGATGAAGTCAATAAGCTGTGTCATCTTTTCCTCATCGAACGTTCCGCTCTGGTAATACTTTGTATCAGAGATATTATCAAAGACAGCCTTAGTCGCCTTGTAAGCCTCAAGGGTTCTCTGCTCCGCAAAAGACTTGATAGCAACATCAATCATATGACCAAAATCTACACGACCGCTTGCGATTCTACGAAGTTCCTCATAAATCTTTACGCCATGCAGAACAGGCTTAATGACAACTTTCTTCTCGCCGTACAGTCTCTGTCTGCGAAGACCCTGTGTACCCTCTGCGATACGAGAAATGTAAAACTTCTCATTGCCATCGTGAATCTCAAACTCACCAGTATCGCCCTCGGCATAATTCTGCCAATCGATATAACCAAGCAGAGGAGAAGCAGCATCAAGTGTTCTCTTTGTACCCTCGGTAATAATCTGCTCAATCAGAGCATAATCAATCTTGCCATCACGGGTAGCCCTGTAGATGTCAAACTTACCATTCTCAATATAGTTCTCATAATCCTTACCAAATACGGCTTTCTTAAGAATATCGTTCATCTCGTCAAGGGAATAATTGCCCTGAGGAGTCTTATTGTGAACGTCAATAGCCATTCTTACGAGATCTTTTCTTTCCATTATTTTCACCATTCCTTTCTATAGAGTCCAATTAGACACGAACCACATAGAAAGTGATTCCATTAACATTTTCAACGTCAACAACTACGCCAATCTGAGTAGATCCAGAAGTAGCAGTCTTAACGACCTTCATCTTTGTGCCAGCCTGTGCCTCAACAATGTCACCCTTTGCAGGGGTCTTATCAAAAGCCTCGGCGGTAGCACTAAATACCTGTCCAACCATCTTGCTCAGAAGATGCACACGGATAGGAGTGCCAGCCTCATTCTCCCAATCCTCGATGGTCTTTCTCTCATCATAATCGACTTCAGGAGTCGTAACGATTGCAAGGTTGGTAGAAGCAGCAGTAGGAGTAGTAGCAACAATCAGTTCTCTGTCGCCATTTACAAGTTCATCTTTCAATTCAACAATATTCGCATTATCAATTGCGCCCTCCGTCTTAGTAGAAGCGGTATAGGTTGTATAATACATAGCACTCTTCACCGCAGACATAGCGTTATTACCAAGCGCAACATCGACTCTAACAATTGCGTGTTTAGCCATTTTTAATTCCCTCCATTACATGTAATATTCCCTAGCATTTCCATAGGGATCTTTTTCTTTCTCGCCCTCTTCAAAGCCACCAAGTCCAAACTTAATAACACCGTCTTTCTTTTCATCTTTAACGGTGGTAGTATGCATACCAACAATTGCATAAAGTCTAATCTTCAAATCGTCAATACTATATTTGGACGCATCAGCCTTAAGGGCATCAAATTCCTCTGTTTCGCCAATCCTGTCAGCAAAAGACTCAAACAGTTCATTCTCAGCAGACTCCCTGTCCGCTTTTTCCCTGTTCTGTTTGTACTCAACGAGAGTCTGATATTCATCATTAGAGTATGTATGAGCAGATTTATAAGTTTCAAATTCTGTAACAACACCCTCATAAGCACTCTTCATCTCGTTATACATCGCCTCATAATCAGGCGCATCCTCTACTGGCTCGGTAGGCTCTTCGTTTGTTCCCTCTTCCGCACCGTTCTCGGTAGGCTCTTCCTCAACGGTCACTTCAGCCGCTCCTTCCTCAGAGCCATTTTCAAACTTGTTATCGTTTTCTGTTGGCTCAACGGTTGCAGGCTCAACGTTCTCGTTTTCAGCAGAGTTTTCCTCAAAATCAGTAACGGCAGTGTCAACAATCTTATTGGTTTCGTCTGCCATAGATTCGCCTCCTTCAGTTTCGTTTACAGTTCCATCAGCAAACGTGTCAACTTTGTCATAGTTAATTTTAAAGTTGTACATGTAGTTGCTGATTTTATCTTTAAGAAGAGAAAACTCTTTCTTAAATTCGTCAAGACTAAACGCATATGGTTCTACTCTTGCGCTGATAAAAGCTGGTTCTGAATGCTCAACGTCTTTATCTGTATGTCCATTCGTCGAACCCTCATCTGCCTTTCCAAGCAAACAAAAAGCACTGAACGTATAGCCCAGCACTTCCCAATAATTACTATCTTCCTCAAGCGGTCGATAATTCTTGATATTAATTTCCATAGATTGGTTAAACAATATTTCATCACTATAGAAAGTCTGTTCAAGTTCTGGGTATCTTCCCACCCAAAGTATTGCGTCAAAAGTCAGATACTCAACTTCCTTTCCATGTTCATCAATTGTTTCCCAACCCTCAGAACCGTCTATGATTACACCATATGGTCTAGTTACATCTTTAATTTCCCAATCATCAGTTATATCAAAATCATGGCTTCCCATGTAAGGATGCTCAATACCATCAGGATCAACATATACTCTGATATGACCAATAACAGGGCAATAGTATGCGCTCGGAATAGCTTCGATTGTATCCCCTTTAGATATATATGTCATGTTCCTGTTTTTGCCCGGAGCCATCGCATATATTTTTACAAGCATAAACTCATCATTCAGCTTTTTGAGCGCTTCAATTTTTTGTGTATCAAAAGATACACGCATTCGCTTTTCACTCAATTTAGTTATTCCCCCTTTCCATTAAAAACACATTCTTAGCGTATTGGAGAAATAAACTTTCTGAGAGTCTTCTTTTGAAAATTTTTGCCCAATGTTTTCAAAAACCCAGATTGTGGCTTTACCGCTATTCATGGTAGTAATTGGTTTTAACCCATCGTCCTCCAACATAAGGGCAATCTCTTTATCCAGAACATAAATATATTTCTTCATAAATCCCCCTTATCTGTTTTGGTTACTATCATTGTCCCTAGTTTTCTCTCCAGCCTCGCCGACAGTGCCACCGCTTTCTTCAGCAGTTGGTCTGCCACCCTCATCGCCAGTAGAAGAAGATTGTGTATTACTGGATACAAGTGGTGTAGTCCAAACATTGCTAGACAACCCAAGGATTTCATCCTCAAGATATGAAGCCCCAACAGTCTCGCAAGGTGTAAGCCCAAGAGAAGCGGCATAATCCATCTTTACAGGCAACCCATATTGTGCGCCCTTTGATAGATTATTTTGCACCTCTGTGCTATTGAAAATTGATTGATATAGAAACGACACTTTAAATAAGTAGTCGTGATTCATAAGTTTAATTACACGATTGATTATTTTCTCAAACTGCCCAAGCAATGAGAACGATAACGCCTCATCGGGCTTAACGGCAAGTAACATGGCACTCGCAGTTGTAAGCGTTCCGCCACCCATAAGCGTGTTTGGCATTCCAGCGCTTCTCCAAAAATTATTAACGGCAGATAGGGCAGCATCCCTGTCAGCGGTAGCACTTTCTTGAAACGAATGATCACTAATTGTCCAAGGTGATACAAGTAATCCTATGCCATTAGGCAATTCATTTGCCATTTGGTCATAGTATTCCTTAACATCCTTGAAAGCCATCTTGGGAACGCCATCGTCGTCGGTATCAACTTTTGCAGATAGTGCTTTATAATTTGAATTTTCGTCGTGTTGTGCCTGTATATCTTGAGCATCTTTAAGTCTTAGCACGTCAATTATGAGGTTGCCAAAATAAGGCAAGAAATGATAAGGATCTGTGTCGTCAGCCACTAAAGCAAAACCATTCTTAAATTCATACCACATATCATTCTCGGTAATTGTGTTACCATTCTTCAACTTTTCCTTATATTTCTTATAGGCTTTAGCAATATCCGTTCCATATCCATCAAGTAAATCTTCATTGCCACTAAACATTGGCAAATAAATAGACGGGATAAAAGCCCCGTCCTCAATAGACCTTACTCTGATTCCTTTTGGCTCAAACGGTATAAAGTATCCACTTTGTGATTTACTGGCATATGCCATCACGCCAACCGCAATACCATCTCTAAGAGCAATGCGAATCATTTTTTCCGCTTCTCTTTTGAGATTCATCTTTTCAGCAAAGTTTACAATCTCGTAAAAATTATTCTTATATTTACTTTTTGCGATTTTCTTTGTATAAACCTTACCAGCCTTAACCGTATAATTATATGTAAGGATTTGAGAAAAATAATTAATCAGCCTCTTATAGTGAGGAGATATAATATATAGGTATCTACTCAATGCTCTAAGGCTATACTCATAAGAGTATGGATGTGTAAACATCTTTTCGATGTCTTCCCTTTTAAACTTTTTATAAAAGAACCCTCTAAAAGAAATATGTTTGTAAGAATCCTCAAGAACATTCTTCCTTAACTTCTCATATTGAAATCTCCAATAGTCTGGGTTCATCTTTTCATTTAAAACAATATTGTCAGAGATACCACGCACCCCCTCTCTATTTTAATTTTGGACGTTTACTAAATAAGAAATTCTTATGCGATTCGTCCTCTCGCTTTTTATTTACAATCTGACCACGCCTCATCATGGATAGCGAGTATCCAAGCATACATAACGTATAAGAAGCATCGTCATGCATTTTGTTTTGTTTATCTTTTGCTAATTCATAACTGACTCCACCATTAGCGGAGTCATACCTAACGATATAAGACAACTGTGTTTTGCCTAATTCAATCGTTTGTAGAGCAACCTTTTCTTCATTGGTCAAGAATACCTGTGTAAACTCGCCGTTCTTATCATTTTCATCGCCAACAAGAAGGTAATCTTTTCCATCGTATGAGGTGAACTTGAAGACGTTCTGCTTAATCATTTTTGCAAGGTTGTCATACATAATCGTCTTCATTTTTTTAGGTTCACGCAATCTTACAATTTGCTTATTATTAGGATATCTTTTTCGTGCAGTCTCGTATGCACTATGCTCTGGATCTATAATTCCAATATGCTCAATTCCTTTTTTGTCCTTAAAGGGCAGTAGTAGTTGGTCTGCGATGGCAGATACACCGCCACCACCACTACCAGCGTCAATATTAAATTCAAGTATGTTTTCCCAATCTTCAGCCTCGCCATTAAAATCAACCATCAGTTGTCTGATAATCTTTAACTGCTCGACCATATCGAGTGGCGCTTTTCTGTTAGAGGTTTTATCCACCATCTCTTTTGAGTAGACAACTCTGAAAATAATATTCTTGTTAGACTTTTTATCTTTACTTTCCTCTTCAATCTTTTCCGCAATAGTTAATACAGATCCGTCAAAGTTTCGTGCCGGGTCATAAGAGAATATAAATTTTCTTTTCCCGGTATCATTAAACAGAACTGGCTTTCTGTATTCACTATTTCTCATTATCTCTCCCAATTCAACAAGAACGTCTTTTCCGCCACCCTGTCTAAACTTATTGAAAAGTTCCCTATCGGCAGCATCAGGATTATCCTCAACGTCTTTTTGAATTCGTGCCTCAGACAAATGAGATTTAATTTTATTACCATTAATAGTAGAATGATTTAATACATCGTATGCATCTATATCGCAAACAAAATATCTATCATCGCCAATTAACATCTTTTCAAAAAACAACTTATATTTTTCAAAAAATGGGGTGTCTACTGAAGAGGCAGAAGATGTGTATAAAAGCTGAATGGGTACTTGTGGCGGTTTTGTATAAACCACACTTTGCGTTGAAGTCGAGAAACTTGAATCAACGTTTGCAAAGTTTTCAATTACTGAAAGCGACTCGGCGTCTTTCCAACCAGTCTCGTTGAACCAAACGCCACCTCTCTTGCCTCGGATTGTCTCAAGGTTAGAAGATAGCGCTTGACATTCTGAATTATTAAAAAGTCTAAAGTGCGCTGGAGGGGACTGTATAAAGCCAGTCTCTGAATTAGATCCAGTTTTGTCCACCTCTCTTGCAAATAAATCTGTGAGAGATGCAAATGTGGGTATTCTTTTATATGCAATATCACGCATCTTATTCATTGTATCAACAGATTGCGCATATGCATTACATGATATATGTAAGTGATAGTCGGGGATTAAGAGCAATTTTGTCATATACATTATTGCTCCGTCGGTATCCTTACCTGTACCTCGACAGCAAAGCCACAGGCAGAATGGTCGCCACCAACTCTCTTGAAAGATATATCTCTGAAAATCAATTAACTGCGTTCCAAAGAATTCCTCTGCAAAACGAACTGGATTTCGCCTTCCCCAATTTGTAATATCAGCCCACTTCCGATATTCATCTAATTTCTTTTGGGATAATTCAATATCCGTAGGTGGCACAAAAATTTCAATACTCAATCTTCAGAACCACCATTTCTAAGAAAGAGAACTTCGTTATTAAGCTGCCTGTTCTCCTCTCTTAATTTATCTAATTCATCCGTCATTTCACGAACCATTTCTCTTTGATTTGAAATGACTCTCGTGTAATCATTTTCGTCAAGACGCAATTGTTCCATAATACTCTGAAAACTAAGGTCTGCCGTTTGACGAATAGACTCACAAGTTTTAATATCAAAAAGATTTACACGAGATGGGTCAAATCCATTCTCATACATTTCTTTTATTTTATCGGACATCGTGCCTTGCCCAGCCCTTATATTTTTATTCCACTGAGACGAAATATTGTTATCTTTTGCAAGACTTGTAATTGTATCCAACGCCTGCTTCTTAGACGCCATAAGATTTTTCATCCTAGCGTCATCAATTTCACTATCGTTTGATATTTTATTAATTTCATCGTCCAGTTTTTTAATCTGCAAAAATGTTTTAACCATGCTGACGCAGCACATCATTTTATGACCGTCCTCGGAAATCCCCTCGGTGTCACAATATCCACTAAGTGCATTATAGCAATATTTCCTATCCATAACGGTGGCATCCATCATGTCCTCAAGTGGGTCATATCCATAAGTTTCTATTACATATCGACGATTCTTCTCATCCTTATCGTCCCACGTTACATCCGATAAATTTATGGCTGGTACAGAAATGTCTGCTGGTAATGTACCGTTTTTTTCCGCTATAATATTATTTTTAGATATTTCACCATCAAAAATGCTATCAATAAATGTCTTACTTTTATACTGTGCATTATTATTTACCATACGGGAATACATTCCCGGGGTATATTGTTGGGCATTTTTAGCAATTGCTGAAAATGCATCACTGCTAAAATACCAATCCATATAATGGCAAATAACCTTCATAGCATATTCCTCAGACTTGTATCTATCAGCAATAACAGACTTAAATTTGTCAATACATGTTTTGCAAATAGGAGCATATCCATTATTTGCCAGCCAAAGAGGAGAATTTGTCGGCGATTTATAAAAATTGCCCGTCAACGCAGTATACTCTAAACCGCACGACAGGCATTTATATATCTCTTTATTTGTTTTCTTCTTACGTGGGGACGTCATCTTTACTGGCACTTAAATCACATCCTTATTAGTTAATTGCCAATTGTAAGACTAAAAATAACGTTCCCATCCTCATCACGAACAATGCCATTGTCACAATCATGAATGGAACAGTAGTTACAAGACTCTATATCGTCGTCAAAACTAACTTTCACAATAAAACTATTCTCGCTATGATTGACATGATAGTTGCACTCAAAACTGCAATCGGGAAGTAAAAAGTAAACGCCATCATCTACGAAAAGATATCTATCTTCACGATAAAACTTTTCGCAAAAAACCTCGCCATTATTTACTGAAATAATATATTCCTTATCATAACCGTCAAACGAGGGATCCTCAATTTCAACGATAAATGGTACAAGTTCATCGTCGTAACTAAGCACTTCTTTTAAAATGATTGCCGCATCTTCGTATGTTGCAATAAATGAAACACCATATTCACAATCAATACTAAGAGCCTCGCTAACTAAATGTTCTATATCTTCAAACTCTTTTCTTATTACCACGGTCAAACTCCTTTACCTCTCCATTTCTAACATCGTTTTTAAAACGTGACTTCCATCTACTACGAACCTTTGTCTTAGCCGGGATTGTTGCGTAAGTATCGTCAGGCATTCTTTTCTGATGTTCGGGAACGTCAACCCTTTCAATAGTAACCGTGTTACTAATGTCTACGCATCCGTCCTCTATAAGTCCAAGTTTGATTGCATCAAAAACATAATCTACCATCCACTCACCGAGGTACAATGGTATTCTAGTTCCGCCTCTAAGACAATATCTGTCGTGTATAATCCTTGCTATATCCTTTTTTCTCAACATACTATTTCTCCTTTAACTCTCAAAATAAATAGGATAGTATGCTTTTAACCCATTGTCATCTGCAATGCAAATAAGCTGGCTTGCTTTTCCCGTAAGCCTTTTTTCAATCGTATAATCGTCACCACTTCCTGCAAGAGATCCGCCTCTTATCATCTTGATTTCATTTACTTCGTCTACCGCAATCGTATGCAGATGCCCGGTGAACCAAGCCTCAGGAAACTCACGAATTACAGACACGAGTCTCTGCGTGTCACCTTTATTAAATCCGTCATAATCGCCATGCGTCGCAACGTATGACTTTCCCCTAACATTAAACAAAGCGATAGAAGTATCAATGTCATTTTCAATCACATGAAAATTATCCACATTATAAAGACTCAGCCCAACAGCCCACGAAATCAAATCATCAAGCCGATCATCGTGCATGGCATTATCTTTATTTGGCGCAAGCCTTGAATGATTACCACTAACAGAAATAAGATTTACATTATTAAAATGATGTGACAATCTATAACAAAAACTGCTTATCAGTTCCGTGGCAGTTTTCACTTGTTCAATAACGTTCTCACGATTTGTGACTTGAACAGTCTTATGAATAATTCCACTTATCTGATCCCCAAGTGATAGAACATAACAGTTCTCAGAGTTGTGCATTTTCTGTAACTCTATAACGCTTTCTACAAGTTCCGACATTCTTTCTATAGCAGTGTCCGTATTAAAACGTCCAAAACGATTGTCAAATGTAGCACCAATGTGAAGGTCACTCAAAAGAACAATCATGTCATTGTCAGACGTAAAGCCGCTAACAGGATGATTTGGAAATTGTATATTACCAATAGAAACGAGGGAGTCAGATAGTTTGTCTAAAATATCCTCGGCTCGTGCATCAGCGTAATTCTGCTTACTCCAAGCACGTCTCTCATCTCTGAGTTTTACTTTCTCACGCTCTGCTTCTCTTTTAGTGGCATTAAGTTTATTGAGATATTCATCCTCGCTAAACTTATTGAAAACACCGCTCTCATAAAACTTTTTCGCCTGTTCATATGGCTTACGATAAGCGCTTGATGTTCTGTATTCAGACTCATCATTCCTATAATAAAAATTCATAAGATATGCGATATCATCCCACGTTCCATCATATGCACCACCATCCTTGGCTTGTCCAATCTGCCAAAGATAGGAAAGTTCGCTTTGCCCCTCAAGAGGCTTAATATTAACCACGGGATTTTCTCCTTGAAATATCTTCACCGTTTATGACACGCCGAAGAATCTGCATACTACGCCTGTCTTCCATAATGTAGTATTTGTTTTTTGTTCCAGTGACAATGTGTTTGTACGGCGAATTCAAAATCGCCTTTGCATACTGTTTCTGAATTTGTTTCAATATTTTCTCCTTTATTTCTTATATTTCTCTAATGAGATAACGGCTATGCCCGGTAACGATCCGGAGATTCAACTGTGACAGAGTTGCGTGTTCCCTCTACACTACAAAGCCATAATAAAAGAGAGGAGTTAATCACTCCTCTCTTAAAATCTATTTAAATTATTTCTTCAGTTCGTCCAAAGCCCTCTGAATGATTGCTTTATCACGAGCAGAACTGGACTCATCCATCATCATCTGAAGTTCGTTCATCATCTTATCTGAAGAACTCATACGGCTATAGCCATCGTCATAGGCATAATTGCCTCTACCGCCCATATTCATATTATTGTTTCCATAAGAGTACCTATCGTTATACGGCATTCGTCCGCCATAACCTACTCCCCAATAACCATATGAGCCATCCTTCTCGTACTGATGATTTTCTTCCTTGCCCTGAATCTCCTCAATGTCCTTGAGCATATCTACAATTTTATTGGCAGTCTCAAGAGTTGAGGTTGTGAAATCATTTTGCTGTGTGATTTTCTTTAATTCCGTGCAGAGCATATCTTTAAGATAATCAAGTTCTTTCATTTCCTCACCCCCTTATGCCGTTCTATCAATCGTCAGATTTGCATTCTGAACATTGATTGGTACACCGCTTGTATTTTCAATTGCAATAGTTAAGCAACATCCAGCAGGGACTGTAATGTTTGCCACTGAAGTCACATTGAAATAAGCGTCAACAACAGTGGGAGTGACACGAGCACGACTCGTCTGGATCGGCTCACCATCAATAGCAATAGCTAGACTAATTTCGCCAGCCGTACCATCTGTAGGTACTGCAATATTGCCATTAAAAGCAACATGATATCTTGCGAACCTAGCACATGGATTATTAACAATGCCTCTAAGGGTAATGATGCCAGATCCGTTTCTGTGAAGTACATAGCCTTTATTACAAGAGATAGAATCCTCTAAAAGAACATTCTGCCCAGCCTCTACAAGCTGAACGGCATTTGCTACAAATTCAGCCATTACACTTCACCCCCGATTATGCACCGCAAGAACAGCCGCAACCAAAGTTAGGCATATTGCAATAGTTCATCTGAGATGCCGGGTATGCTGGAACAGGAGTGGGAGCAAGGTATCTTTCAAGTGCGACAGTCTGTGCTTCATTATTGGCAATAATCTGTGCAGTCTGTGCATTCTGAGACGCTTGTCCATTTACATTGTTGAGAGCGGCACGAAGAGAATCGATTTCATTCTGCATACCGCCAATTCTATTCTCATAATTCTGCTTAATGCCATCCATCTCAAGCTGGCAGAGTTTGTCCATAATAGCCTGTACTTTTGCATCAGTATTGGCACGAGTAGCAGCAGCCTCTGCTGAAATCAGCTGTTTTGTCTCAGCGGTAGCAAGTCTGTTTTCACAACAACAGTTCTGGAAAGATGACGTAACGGCGTTAAAGCCTTGCATATTAGCCATCTGATTACTAGCAAGCGTCTGAAGTACGTTGGTCTGTCCATTGCAACGAGAAATCTCAGCATTAGCAAAGCCATTAGTCATAGTAGAACTAAGCCCAGTAATACCACCCATAATCGCAGACTGATCAAATCCCCTCTGCACGTCATTGTTGATAACGTATGGCATTGCGCCACCGCCATTACCACCAAAACCATTACCGCCCCAATTGCCCATCAAGGCGAACAGGAAGAGAACGATAATCCAAAATGAGCCATCACCCCAGTTGCCAAAGCCGCCATTGTTACCAGTTACCGCCGCTACATCAGCTGCACTAAGTCCATTTTCTGAAGTCATTTGATAATTTCCTTTCTTAAAAATAAGTTGATATATCCACTAAACTTTGCGCAAAGTTAGTATCAAAACTTAAATCCTTGTATTCGGAAACTATCCTTTTATTCAAAAAAAAATAGAGCGAAGATATAGCTTCGCTCATACAAAAAATATCTTATTCTATTCAATGCCTTTCGCACTAAAACTTTCTGGACGCATCCATACTTGTTCCACACTCCGCAAAGTGCTGTCTTTCACCGCCAGTCCGCAAACCTCGGTGGGCGCTATATTATCTAAATGGAAACCTTGGGAAGTTTGGCATATTCTGCATCATCTGTGCCATTGACATAATCTGATTAAACTGTTGATTATTCATATTTCCGTTTCCAATTGAACCCTGTACCGCCTGTTGTGGATTCTGCATCGCCTGTTGTGGATTTGGCACATTCCGTTGCGCAAGCCACTGCACAGGATTCTGCATAAAATTATTATATTCCGACATCAACTGCTGAATATTCATAAATAGATTGCCATTCATCATTTTTTCTTTTCCTCACCAAACCGTACATCAAACTCATGAGCCACAACATTTTTTACATCCTCTAAAGAAAAATAGGGTAGTGGCTGAACAACATTTGTCTGCATATCTACTTCACCAACAAAAACATATTTTCTCTTTTTGTTTGGAGTAGAACCGTCTAACAAAATATATTCAACAGGATCTTGTGCCTGTTGAGAACTCTGCACGGGCTGTTGTTGAATTGGTTGTTGTTGGTTTTGGTAATTGCCCCATTGCTGATATCCGGCATATGGATTGACGGCACTAGTCTGGTAATATGGATTACCATAAGCCTGTTGATTATAATTATATAATGGCAATTGTTGGGTTTGCTGATTAAGCATTGCCTGTTGATTTACACCATTTTGCTGAATCTGTTGATTCTGCATCATCTGTTGATTTACCATATTATTATCTGCCATAAGTTATACTTCCTTTCGCCAATAATACAACGGCGTTTCCTCTTCGCAATTAATGGTATCAAGTACATCACCATCAACAACGGCGACGACATGCCTATCTGTGCAAACTAAAAAAGCCCCACGGGGATGATCCTCGCAGAACTTCTTGATTGTATAAATCTCAGGATATGTATCTCTAGCCATATATCTACGATATCCTAATTTATATAAATATGCTCCCCATACTTTATTTGAGGATGGCATATCATGCATTAGCAATCCTTGTATACATATTTTTAAATAAGTAGAATCCCAATCTTCACCAGTTAATGTTCCAATTGCTCTCACTACACAATCGCCAACCAAGTTCTGATCTGGATTTAAATTATAATAAATATGCATTTTTATTTACCTTTTAACATGTGCAAGCCCAAGTCTTTTCACCATACCAAAATACCTTACAATAATACTTACAACCGATACATGATTTGCACTTTCTTTTACTATGTGATTTTCTTCGTTTACATTTAAACGCCATTTATTTACTCCATATAGCGGATGTAGGATTTGAACCCACGACCTCTAGATAATGAGTCTAGCAAGCTAACCGAACTGCTCTAATCCGCATTATTTAATAATGACAGGCGAGTGCTGATTAATTCACATCATTAAGTCTGACATCATTTACAGACACCCATCAAATAGTGTTAGTACCGGTGGCACTATTAAGAGGAATGCTCCCATTCCTCTGAACAAGAAGACGAGGATTTGAACCCCGACCGACAGCTTTGGAGACTGTTGTGCTTCCTTTACACCATCAACCTTTAAACAATAACTATACAACAGCGTGGAGGGTGACCAAGCGTCGTCATATACTAAACGTCAAACCTTCTACCCACGATTTTATAAACAATATCCATTAAGAAATAACTAGTAATCAATAAGGCTTTTAATACTCATTAATAATTAGTCATTACTCATTAAACATTAAACAATACTCAATCTACTCATCACTGTACTTACCAATAACATCACAGATCTTATATCATATATACTGCTATAAGTTCTGCAAGATGTTTGTAAAGACTTACATTCAAAGTGTAATCTTTCTTGTTAATGCGGTGATTTCTTTTATTTATTTACTGCATTCTAATCACCAAAAAGATAAGCAGAGATATGGTTTATGGTTTTCGTTGTATAGTCAAACGACTGTGTCTCTAGGGGGACTGATAAGAAACCAGCCTAGATATTTTGACAGCCTTTAAATAAAATGTGACTCGGCACGGATTATAGGGATACCGCCATCCCTGTGAGTTGGCTACGCATAAGCCGCCATTTGTTTGCCTCGGTTACCAACCTTAACGCCACATTATACATCAATCTCAATTGTGTGAGTTGCATTTGAAACTTGAATCGCACCATCTACCTCTGTTTCAAACTCGTTAATCCACGCCTCAAGAGTTTTAATCTCGTCCATCAGATTAATAGGATCAACAACCTCATATGTATTCTGCTTGATATAAGCTTCCCTAGCGGTAATTGCATCCTGTCCCGTAGCCTTTTCCTTAGACCCAAACATCGACTCGATGAACTTGTCCGCCCTCTGTTCTACATCCTTGTTATATCTCTCTACACTATTTCTTGCAGATGCATACTGCGTTCTAAGAGTCTGAAGGAGTTCCTTCTTAGTCTCGATGCCGTACTGCATCATATAGATTGCCTCGGCAACAGTCATCTCGTCGCCGCAAACAATGATTGTGTTTTCTGCATTAGACTTGGACACCGCTTTCTTAATCGCCTCAACGGTCTTAATGATATCTACCACAGACTGATAAGAGGACTTCATCTCTTCCTTAACCGTCTTCGCAGATACGCCATTGATCTTATCAGCACCTACCTTCGCATATGTTGCATATGTTTCAGTATCCAATGCCTTTCTGATTCTCTTATCAGCAGTCTTCAGATAACTAAGCGCAGCATGAATCGTCATTGTTTTCTTCATCTTTTTTCTCCTTTAATTCCAAAACTCAATAATTAATTCTCTATATATAACTTCTGATTTTTATCTAAAAATTACCAAAAGTGCGAAAACATTCCGTTTTTTGGAACTTGTCTCCATATACTGGACATTATAAAATGCCAGTTTTGCCCATAAATAAAGGGTTTTTCAAAATAGGTTGCGGTAAATTTTGGCGAAAATCAACAAAAATTAGATAAAAACTTTGTGCTATCTGCCCTATAAAGTAGGTTCATAATCTTGATTCCATACTTTCTTGCGGACTTAACTGCCGCCTCCTTATAGTTACCGCCAAGATTCAAACCCAAAGAATACTCTATAAGTTTGTTAATTGTTGATGAATTCTTCGTTCTTATCTTTGCGACCTCGTCTGAATAATACTTTGCCCTTAAAGATAATTGTTCTTTAAAATCACCATCAATTGAATAGATCGGTTTTGTTGCCTCCGCAATCCATGCGTCATACTCTCTGGCTAAGTTGATAATCCTAGAAATATGTCTATATTCTGGTTTGCCATTAATCTTAATAAAAAAGTTTTCCGTTGCTATTGAGTCTGACGTTGATGCGTTCTGTATCTTATCTAACCGTTCCTCGACCCAATTCATCGGGCATGTTAACGATGGATCTACTCTGTCCCTTAGTTTCTTTTTACTCTTGTTGATTTCTGAAAACGGCAATTCTTTACCATTCTTTGTATATGGTATCGGGCGAGTGTACTTCATAAAAAGAGGAAAATCGTATTTCTTTTCCTTTAAAGAACCATCCTCAAATGTCATGATTGTTCTGTGCATACAGTCTTGTTGCCCAATACGCTTTATTTCATCCATCCCGGAGACTTCATATTCTCGTTTACATCCATCAATTATTAATTGAGCAATTACACTGAGAATAATAAAATCATCCTCTAGTTGACGAATCAGCCGTTCATCACGTTCTTCATCGTCCTTTTCCATCTCTGTAAAAAAGTAGGAGATTGCAAGCATCGCCAAATTGGAACTCCACCCAATTCCAAGTCTAGCCCTTGCCATCTTATTGTCCATTGTCGCATATGCTTCTGGTGTATTATCATAAGCAATTCCACTTTCATTAAGCGCATTAACGATTGTTGGAAATCTTTCATAGCATCTTCTTGCACACTCAACCATTACGGGATGATTTGTTGCTAAAATAAAATCTGCATTTGTTATATCCTTGGCTCTTTATCCAAGGCTTCACCTACTTTCGTAAGTGGCTCGGACTATATCTTCACCCACGGCTTTACGTTTGGGTGTGCGGTTTTCGTGTCATGACTTATTGGTAACCATCCTCATCATAATAGTCTCTGAACCGTCCTATTTACTTTTATTGGCTTCAATAGGCTTGGCTGCTGATTGGCATGTGATTGATATTCAATCATTTAGCGTTCCAGCAATTTACCGCATGTTTTATGAACAAGGTTTCCCTTGAGCCGACCCATTAAAATAAAAAGTCTTGATCTGCACCGTTCAACCTAGATTGAACATCAGTGCCTATACAATTTATAGCAACAATATTATTTGAAAAATCAAAATACTTTTCCATTAAAGGATGATGGACGTTATGAAAATATCCAACGTTATTCATGGAGTTGTTTGGTGACCTAAAACCACAAAGATATTCACCATCATTAAACCTCTTTGTGTAACATTGAATTGTTCCATTCTCGTGAACAAGAGTCTCGTCCTTTTTCCAATCATCACCGACGGCGTGAAGCAGAAGAGCGTAAGGGTTTCCGCACAATGTCAAATTATCACCATTAACAAAAATCTTTCCTTGTCTTAACTTACCGACGTAAGAGTTAATAATTTTACGCTTTTCCAATCTAAACCATTTAGAATCTCCAAACTCATGGTTGTGGTCATACAGATCCGCCATCATCTCATAATGATTTATATCATTTGCGTTCTTGCGCAGAAACTTTTCAAACGCATCATTGTCTCTTTTGAGCAGTTCAACGTACTCCACACTGTCACGACAGATTTCGTTGATTTCTTCTTTAGAGGCTGGCAGTACATTAAGCATCTGATAACTCAATTGCTGCCTGTCGCCAAGCTTAGAGGGATGATCAGTTTTAACAACACCCCACAAACAACCATCTTTTCTAACTGCCTTTGCCCAATAAGAATAAGGGTCTTTTCCCATTAAATCAGAAAACTTTCGCCACTTAATAGCATTTTCTGTTGTAATGGCTTTAATATTCTTTAGCAATTTCTTCTTGCCAAAGTAGTCGGTCACTTCATATGTTTCATAATCGTGACCATTTTCTTCACACCAATCTTTGAAAAACTTCTGGATATGTGTTCTGAAAAAACATGCCTTAAAGAAATGATTTCGCAACAGCGCCATGCCGTTAACATAAGATGGTAGAATGGAAGACTCAATGAGACCTTGCCCGTCAAACAATGTGTTTTTAACATTGGTTTCTTTTCTGTCAACAACGCACATCTTTTTTACTTCGCCATTATTGTCAGTGTATTCTTCCGCCCGGACGATGTTCGCCATTGTCGTATAAAAACTATCCACATCAGCGACAAACAGTATGTCGTCAACATCAATATGTAATCTGTCAATAATCGTCGATGTAGTGAGTGGGGCATAGGCAGACATCTCCACAATCTTTGCATTATGGACTGGCATCTTCTTACCCAACCCCATTGTCAGCCATTTGTACGCCCTGTCATATAGCCTATCGTCAATAAACATTACAGAGCCAATCTTGGCTTTTGCCGGGGTTCTGAATAACATCTTGTAATGTATTTTTTGAGAAGATTTTACAACGCCGTCTTTGTTTTTAGTTTCCCATAGGATATCGACACCCTCTTTATAGTATTTTATTCTAATATCGTCCCTAGCCATTGGAGCGTATTTTTCTTTATTGGCTTCAACGAAGTCAAGTTTTTTATTAAGGCGCTCCACTAAATCATCATTGCCATCTTCAATTGCCTTATCGATCAACTTCGTAAGCCTCTTATGTTCGTCCTCATAAGACCGACTTCCAAAATCAAATGAGAGACAAATGATTGACCTAGTAGACTCGCCCTTATAAACATCTAATCCATGTTCCATCATATAATAAAGGAACAGGCTATTATTCAGCATCGCATCTGTGTAAGTTAAATATTCACGTAACCCAAGATTATAGTCGTATAGTATTCCAGCACTAATATTCCTTATCTTGAGTCCATATTCGCTTATTCGGGGACACCATCCTCTATATCTCTTGTGTTATACTTGCTTTCAGACTGAACTTTGAAACGTATGACACCAAGAAGTTCTGCGTACGCACGAGGTATATTATCCTCATCATAAGCGTCGCAATAATCAATCATCTCTCTTAAAACTTTAAGTTCATCATCATTAAAATACACCATAATCACCCCTCTTATTTACTAGCATACTGTTTAACTAACTCATCATACAGATTTGATATTGTCTTTAATGGGATGCTATTCCCGTCATCATCGGCAATGCTGTCTGGCTTCCAGTCTTCTCCGCAATTTAACTCAAACACCCAGTAATCAATAAGCGGATATTCTGCGTCATCCTTGAAAATCCTATTAAGAAGCATAAGCGTCGTGTCTACAGTTGGTACATTTCTAAAATACTCGCCATCAAGCCCCATACTATTAACTGCATCATAAATCTTGTCCTGAAACTTAAGTTCATTTACAACCCCATTCATTACCTTTTCAAACTCTTCATACGATAAAATATTCAATATGCCCACCTCACTCCCCAATATAGTAGTCAAATAATCCGTCTCTCATATCGAGTCTTCTAAGTTCGCATCCCCAAAAGAACGACTTGTCAACCGTCTCCAAAAATGTGATCTCGTTACCGAACAGTCTCTTCATCCAATTGTAAGTATTTGCTGATACTCCAATAATGGGATAGTCATTAAATCTGTCATGGATGTCATCACGGATATCAAGGATTTTATCTACAAAATTATCCTTGAAGTCGTCTGAGTTTACCATTGAACCGGGAAGACTGATATTCTGTTCAAAAGATTTTACAAGTGCCAATGTTTTTCTCCTCTCTTGTGTTGGGTTAATCAATACTCTCTATATATTACTTCTGATTTTTGTTTTGATTTTTTACATGAGATACGTCTGAAAGAAAGAAATAAATTGAGAACTGTATTAGATTTGCTTTGCAATTTCACTAGACTTTATTGATTAGAAGATCGTAATAAAAAAACTATTAATATCAATACACGACATATCAAAATAACTTGTGCCACAATATGGACATTTGTTTAATGCGGCATCATATGGAGCAGCACAATTAGGGCAATTTCTGTTCGCCATTCGCCACCTCATTTCTGACAATCTCAAACATCTCATCAATAGTCTTGTCCCCAATAGGATATGTAATAGGGGACAAACTACTTTTTGCAAATACACCTTTGACTAAATCAATAAAGAAAGTTACAGTCCCATCGTCACCACCATAAAACATTTCCCATTCTTTTCCACTAAGTTTATCTTTGAGATGCAACTGTTCGATAGCAAGGTTGTCAAAACTCACAACTTTGAATTCATTAATAATTTCATCTAACCCTGTTTCAAACTGCTTGATGTTATCCTCAACAAGGGCGGAAGAGTGGTTATAATATCTTTCGCCTCTTTCCAATTTCTTATATCCAAGGATAAGAATCTTTAAACCATGCCCCATAAGATAACGAATATCTTTCAATGGTGTGATTCCAGCGATGACATGAATAACGATGTTTGGGTATTGCTTAACCATATCAATAAAATCTTTTTGAGTTGGGTCTGTTAATGAAATACCAACACCTTTAATCAAACCATCAGAAATCGCTTCACGTAGAAATTTTCTAATATCGCTTCTCATAAAATGAT